GGGGGATCCTATTTTGGCTAGCTTGACGGCTAGCTAGGATGATCTGCATCTGATGCAGGTTCCTGGTTCGCTTCCCACTATTAAAACGCAACGTCAATTGCTTAGTGGATCGCGCGCTCCGAGCCCCGTGTTTTGCAAACCGGATATACTCGGACAAAGGGTGCACGACACCACTACCCGACGGCCTTGATGGCCAAAGGTAGCATCTGGTCCTACTGGAATGCCTATACTAGCAAGCTCTTGCGAGCTAGCCGGCGTTCCCCTCGGATAACCAGGGTGTCGTGCACTTAACCCACTGGCCTAGCGCAACGCTTTGAGCCAGAGATCTATCTTGCGGGCACAGTGCCCATCGGTGACTTATGACGACAATAGACGAGCGGAAACGATACATAGTGCCACTTACCCAGTGGCGCTCTGGTTCGAACTCGGGTAGCGATACCCAGGTTATCTCCGACCGTTTCGTCATAACTGATCGTGCGAAGGATCGCAGGGTCAGGCCTCCTGGCTTCACCACAACTCAACAAGGGCCCGCCGAAACAACACGGTATACCACCGGGTTGTATTGGTACCAGATCAACGATAAGTGGGGGTTCTATCGAACCTACACACCGTTTACTGGGGTGCCGTTGCCGGAAGCGCCGAACGCTCTACTTGGGCTCAATATCATGCTTCGCAACAAGATTCAGGAGAGATCCGTAAATCTTGGAGCTAGTGTGTTCGAGTACAAGCAATCGATCAAGCTTTTCGTCGACGTCGCTAAAGGCCTTGCCTCCCTGTACCGGGATCTCAAACGGGGTCGTTTCGACCGCACTATCGTCCGACCGGGATCATCCCGGGCGGCGCGGCGCGAGAACACCCGCAGAGGTCGCCAGAACCGACGTAAGTCGAAGAAGGCTATGCGTGGCTTAGGCAAGAAAGCTGCAAATACCGTGTTGCTCTCGAACTTCGGGTTGAATCCCCTCATTGGGGACCTCGGTAAGTCATACGAGGCCTTGGTTAACAAGGTTCATTTCCTGAGGCAACGCGTCTCCGTTTCGCAAACATGCCGAACATCCTATTCGGCTACGGCGGGGGGCTTCGAGAGTACTGGGACTTGGGTCCAGAGGGCGAAAACGACCGTATACGTGTCTTACAAAGACATTCGGCCGCTTTCGATGGGTAATCCTCTGGAAGTTATCTGGGAGCTAACTCCGTTTAGCTTCGTTGTTGACTGGATGATCCCGGTTGGCAATTGGTTATCAGCAATTGACGCCTTAGGAGACGTTGATTCAATCACAGGTAGCACAACCGTACGAGATCGAAAAGAGACTGCCGTTGAGTTCTTGCCCGGTTCCTTGGGCTCGGCACAATGGGGGTCGAACAAAGGCTCGTACTATGTGTCTGATCAACACAAAAGAATCGGTGCGGAATATGGCTTTTCAGCCACTCCCACACCATACAAGCCAACGTCGAGCACCACGGCATTAATGAATGCTGTCGCTCTTCTTGGTCAACTTCGCCTTTAGGAGAAACCGTATGCCCAGTGCTGCGGCCCTCACGGTAGTCGACAACGCTGCCGTCAACCACACCTTCGCGCCCGTAAGGCGTCCCCCGAGCTCACGGTCTACGTTGATCGTGTGGGGAACACGTCCGCAGGTGACGGAATCGCCACCTGCGGCATCACCTTCGCCAGTGCCACCCGCGAGACCAATAAGGTCAAGCAGAGCCTGGTGATGCCGATCGAGGTCCTTCAGACCGACGGAACCTACAAAGTCGTGAAGAAGCCTCGCTGCAATGTCGAGTGGACGCTCCCGGACATGACGACCGCGGAACGCCTCAAGTTCGACACCATGGTCGAGTCCTTCCTGACCAACGCTACCATGCGTGGACTCCGGCGGTCTCTCGACCCCGTCTATTAGGGCATGTAGCCCAGGCGGTATCATGGAGTGCAATTTCGTGCACTTTGCAGTAGAGCTCGTGCAACTCCTTGGTCTGCTGGGATTCGCATATCCAGCGTTCAGAGACCATACACGTGCTCGTAACGGGAGGGTTGGCGGCCAACGCTGATCCTTGTGTCAAAACCCCACCATCGCTAGGAGATAAGATCGTGTCTATCCCTACCTCAGGTTTTCAGCTCGAGGCATTCTGCGCCGAGCACCTGTATCGCGCTATCGACTCGCCCATATCCCTTGGGTGTTTCATACGGCTTAAGAACCGCATGTTCAACGAGTTGGCCGACCTCACGATAGACCCAGCACACTACAATGACTCCGCTTCCTTTGCGGATGACTATGCGTGTGTGAGTTACTTGAAGAAGTCGGAGAACATACCTCTCACGGTTGAGGGGAAGTTGATCGATAGAAAAGCAGTTGCTGTCCGGTCCTTTTGGGACTCGGAGTCCCGGTGCGCAGATACGAACCGTCGGCTAGCCAGTGACCGGACTCGTCCGGCCTGGTATTCCGACTTCGTCGCGAACTGCGCAATGATCCTTGGTCCATTGGACCGCAAGGCGTTGGACTCCGTCCAACAACGAGCGCGTTTCGGGCCCGGGGCAACCACCGGCGTGCGCGGGCAGGGGGAGGTGGCCTCTGCGAAATATCAAGTACCCGTGGACTTGACAGAGGAGCTCTACCCCTTCGTTAAGGCCCTGATGGGCCCGGTGTGGCATGACCTTCAACGGTCGTTCCGCATCGTCAAGGGGAACAAGTTCTTCACCGTTCCCAAGAACGCTAAAACAGAACGCGGTGCCTGTACCGAACCGACGCTGAACTCATTTGTTCAGCTCGGTATAGGCGAGACCATCGCTGCCAGGTTAAAGCTTTTTGGGGTCAATCTCCGAGACCA